GTTGAGTCTCAGAGGCACTCTATATCGACAGAGTGCCTTTGAATAATATTATTCTATTGAGGTTAATTTAAAACTATTCGATTGGCTCAGAAAGAGGTTCTTCGGCCTCCGGCATAGCTAGACGCAAATCAATCCAGCGCCCTTCTGGGATGTCGACAGGCTCACCAGCAACACATTTCCCGTTATCAAATTCTGGCGTAAATGTTTTCACTGTAATAACGCCAGCATCATCTTGTTCATACTCGACAAATACCTTTTTATTGCCGTTCGCATCATTAGGCGTTTCGATATACCAACCTGATTTAGCAAAACCGAGAGAGCCTGATACACGATAAATACCGATGTCTATACGCTCTGCGGTGACACCTTTGGCTTCGCTATTGATTGCACATGAGCCATCAATAGTCATATTATCCTCAGCATAAACCTCCAAAGCCCCATGCTGCATCTTATTGAATAAACGGCAAATTGGAGAAGCCCGTTTAATAAAACCGTTTGCATCTACCGTCGTATTGCCCTGCGACCAAACACGGTATCCTTTCTCATAAAGAGGGGCTAAGACATTTGCGATAGAATCTAACGTGATTGCAGTATTTGTTTGATAGTTATGAATTCGAACTTGAGGCGAAGTAGAGGATTTTCCAACATACCACATCTTTTCGCCATTACATTGGCCAAGTAAATAAACAGATGTTTTATCCGGATCACCACCACTATCTAGAGCAAGAGGAACGCTGTTCCTAACCAATGTCCAAAGCCCATTGTACGTCCCTCCCTTCTGACTAATAGCATCAACATCGTTATATGAGGGTTTATATCCTGTATGATATAAATGGAACCAAGGACCAGTAACATCGTTAACAATACTTCGAACACCAATACTTGTCGTGGTATGTGCTGAATTCGCGAGTTGAAATCCATATTTGCCAGATGGATGGCCAAACATATTTAAATATGTGCCATTACCCGCAAAGCTATCGGTTACACCATTATCTCCTGCATATGCATAATAGATTGAATTAACGCGATAATCTGAAAGATTACCTCTCGAAATACCAATGTTTGATGAGTTAGTCCCCAACCCAAATGCCCCAACCTCCATCACCTGCCCAGCCGAAGTCCCCACATCACGAGTAGCAGCACTCTTTAACTTTAAAATAGCTGCGGTTACTTCCGACATCGATTTCACAGTCACCACAGAACCATCGGGTGCGGTCAGCTTTACATCGCCTTTGCCTGTCAATATTTTCTGCCAACCCAGCATCTGCTCTTGATAATAAGCGAGCTGTGACGCGAGTTGATTTGCAAAAGAGGATGTACTATTTGTCTCAGCAACAATAATTCCATAAGGGGTATTATCAAATGCCTTTGTAATATTACGACTCAAGGTTAATTGGGTTGCGCTATCTACTTTAATAATCTGATAAAGATCGACACTGCCAACACCGGGAACAACTAAAATAGAACCAAAACCAATACCATTTTTTGCATCGCTCCATTGCGAACCAATACCAGTAACAATAGACGCGTTTAACTTACCGGTTATATTACCGGCTTCATACATTGACATAGGGAGTCCTTAATTAAATTTAAATTATTTAAAAGCGAAAACTAGAGGAAATATAAATTAGATTTTCTTAATACGATTCTTAGTTATTTCTATATTTTCAATCCAATCAGTCACCTTCTCAGGAAGTGCTTCCCCATTATCTTTTAAATACTTTGCCATCTCATAGAGAGCATCAAGCTGATCGCCAATAGGCATATAATTTTTACGGCGCTCATCGGCGTAGTCTTTCTTAATTACTATTTTCATGCTGTCACCGTTAGCTCAACGAGTTTAAAAGGGAAAAGGTCTATCTTGATCGTATAAGACCCTGCATGTATGAAACTTAGCTCTATGTTCGAACCATCAGATTCATACTGCTCATTATCGATACGGATAGATGCACCTTGTGGAACACCTTTTAAAATACCATCGGTATAACTTACATCCAGTATTGGTTTCTTTACCATAACGCCATCTTTTAGATAATATTCTCTATTATCATAATCACCTTCATATTTTATTAATCCAGTAAAAGAGGCTGTTAATTCAGCATTCTCTTCAGAGCACTCAGCATATTGAATAATTCGCCCATTTGGATCACAAAAGGTATATTTCTTCATCATCGCATTGCTCCCCACACTGCCATATTGACTGAACCTAACAAAACACCACCGCCATATCCTATCCATTCGGCAGTAAACGTGTGTTGTCCTGCAGGAAGTCGTAGGCTACACATCATCACAGGGGAGTCATTGGCTACACCTGCACCAAAATCTGCAACTCTCTTACCATCGACATTAATATAAGCAGCTGTATGCGTGTTGGAATTTGCATAACTTTGCCTCAGAGCACAAATAATAATGACTGTTGTAGCATATGGGTAATTAGCTGTACCTCTTACTGCCTCAAAAATACCCGTACCACCTTGTTTCCCATCTTTCCATGAAAACACACTTGGAATAATAACGGCATTCTCACCGATCTTTAATGTTCCAATCTGAGCATCACCAATCTTTGCACTGGTAATGGCTGCATTCTCTATCTTGGCACTATTAATTGAGCCATTAACAATTTTGGCATTAGTAATAGAAGCATCTGCTATTTTTGCGCTGGTTATTGAACCTGCTTTAATAAATGCATCATTAATAAATGTCTGGCCGCTATCAATAGCAAAAGGAACTGCCTTACTTCCTGATTTAAGATCCAAGAAAGCAAATCTATCTGCAGTAAAAAGGACCTGAGACTGCATGCCACTCGGTGTATTTTCTACGCCAATTCCCATTCCCGCAGCATATTTAACACCATTATTTGTTACACCTACTTTTATATTGTAAGACGCAGAAACCTTACCATTTAATTCATTAATAGATTGTTTAGTGACGTTGATCTCAGACTTAACTTCTTTCAATCCATTACCAACCGATGTGCTTAATGCATCAACCTTACTAACCATCACGGCATTGTTGTTCGCAACGGTTTGATTGGTAGATGTAATCTTCCCACTATTTTCTTTATATTTAGCATCCAGTTGCTCAATAGATAACGCACTGGCTGATTCATTATCCGCTACCGTTTTTTGTAACGAGTTTACCGTCGACTCAGCTTTATCTATTTGGCTTTTAAGCTGAGTGACTGTAAGGGCAATAGCTTCATCCTTCTTTGCTACTGTTTGAGCTAAATCCACCAACGTCGCATTCGTTTTATCTGTTTTGCTGTTCAACTCCTGCATAACTATTGCTGTCGCTTGTTCGCCATCTGCAATAATCTCTCTAACATTCAGAATAGAGGCTTCAGTATCGCCAAACTGAGTACGCCAGCGTTTCCCCTCCAAGTCATTCGCTAACGCATTATGAATAATGGCTGTTGCAGCTTCATGCACATTTTCATTTACTTTACTCACATCCTCCAACAGCGTTTTACCCAGTTCTGAACTAACGACTTCACCTGCAATGACATCCAAAATTTCACCGGCATCGCTGCTAGTTTCCGCCGATGTACTGATAAACACGGATTTCCCATAGGCATTCACAGAACGAACATAATAATAGTAAGTTTTGCCATGCTTGAGGCGATCATGGATAAAATAGCTGCTCGTCACTAGCTTAGTGGCCATTGACTCAATCTGGCCTGATGCCAACTCTTTCTCCGCAAACCAGAACTCAAACAGTGTACTGAACGGTACTGTGCCGGAAAAATGAGGCCGTAGAGTAATGCGCCCCACTCCCGATGTGGTTTCGATATATGCCGGTGGCGCAGGAGGATTCATTGTGAAATCAACTATCGTCTCTTCGCCCAAACGCCCATCATTGCTACGGCAGCGTACAGAGAGCTGATAATCATCCATTTCCAGCCCACTAAGCAGAAACTCAGTGTCAGACGTATTCTCTCTAAGAACAATCGCACCTTTGCGCATCAGTTTTACATCAAAGCTAACCCGCAGATTGACCGTTGGCGTAGTCCAGTGTGCTCTGGCCTGTATTTTTTCACTCTCTGGTGTCGGCTCAATAATTAAGTGCTCAACAGGGGGAAGTGAACCTTGGTGCGTAGTACCCGGTTTAGGCTCGAACTTAATGCCGTTCTCAATCGCGGCCTCTTTCTCCGGCACATGCTGTAACGCATTAATGCTATAGGTACCATCATCGTTTTCTGCAATTGATAGCGCCCGAAATAAGCGAGGTTTTATCGATGCAGTAGAGAGCGTCCAGATGCTCCAAGGCTCCAACCCTTTCACTGCACTAACTAAAACCTTATTGGGGGCAGACTGGCTAATGATACTTACCCTGGCAGGTTTACCTTCTTCATCGATGTAACCTAAGAATGCCTGTTGCCCAGTAGAAATGCTTACCTCTCTATCGAGAGTAATTACATTGTCTTCCACATCTTCGATACGCCCACCAATACGTGAGCCTGCATAATTATTATCTGCAATTTCTATGATATCGCCGGGGAGATGCTTAATGCCTTCCCGTCCAACCTTAAAGCTAACCGACTGTTTTTCTAAGCGTTCTGTTTCCAAGACCCAACGCCCTGTACGATAAGCTTGCCCACGGGAAGTACATCCAAACGCATCAATTTCACTAACATTTAGCCCATATCGAGCAATCATGTCATCGTCAGCGACATATTCCGTTGCCGTTTCCCAACCATTATCTGGATCGATATAGCGAACATGAATCGCCGTGTGTCGAGCTTTTTGAGCGCTGGATTGGTAGGTGAACTCACCATCGGCTACGTTAGCATTGGTATAACGCCATATGGGATCGGCTGGACGATCCTGAATACAGGTCATCTGTAAACCATCCCACACAGGCATCGCTCTGAAAACAGAGGTAAGGTCGTTGATTAAATCATAGGCCTGACGTCTATCGGTGATGTAACAGTTACACGTCATGCGAGGTTCTTTGCCACCGAAACCATCGTCGATAATCTGGTCGCAATATTGCCCGATAACGTACATAGTCCATTTATCACAGCCAAAAGAGCCGATGCGTTTCCCTAAACCATAGCGGTCATTCATCACCAGATCGTAGAAGATCCACGCAGGGTTATTACTCCAAGCAATTTTGAATGTTCCATCCCAAATACCGCTATAGGTTCGGGTTTCTGGCGTGTAGTTTGATGGCACTTTGAGCATCAAACCGCGGACGAGATAGTTGCGCTTCGGCACGCCCTGAAACTGAGTCGAGTCAAAGCGTAACCCCACCAGCGCAGTATTGGGGTAGCTCAGTTTGGCATCAATGATCTCCGTATAACTTGACCACAATGTCTTATTCTCTAACTGAGAAGAGGTGCTATCTGCCGTGACTCTGGTGACACGAATGTTAAAAGGTACTTTCGGTAAGTGAGTCAGGAAGATAGAGCGCAGATACTGAGAACGTGTCTTACCTGAAATGGTCACGGTCTGAGCCGTTTGCCAGTTACTTCCCGTACCTATTTGTACATCAAGATCAACGCTGGTTTCATACACATCACCATTGCTATTTTGTTCAAACAACCCAGCAGTACCAAGAGTGACGCGCACACGATCGATATCGGGATCGGTAATAGTGCGAACCAACGGCGTCCCATGTTTTACTTCTAACGAGACAGGAACTTCATTCTCCGTAGAGGGGAAACCCTCTAAGCAGGGCTGATCTTGGGCACCCGATAGCCATTGTGCTGTTACGCCGGAGAAGTTATTGGAGTCATCCTCATTTTTTACAGGTGTATCGTTCAAATACACGCCTTTTAAACCACCGACAGGCCCTTCAATTTGCCCTTCACACAGCAAATCAATAATGGAGAGTTCCTGGCTTGATTTTAAATTATCAGGCTGCTCTTTTGGGGTTTTTGCACTACCACCGCCTTTACCCATAATTACCTCGCATATAGAAAAAAACCTCAGCTTGTGGGCTGAGGTTTAGTGATGAATACAGAAAATAGGTTAATTGGTCGATAGACCTTGGCTTAGCACTTTAGAGCCAATACGAATCTCGCCGTAACAAAGGGGAATACAGGCGCCTTGAGCAATGCTGTTATCTAAGTTAGAAAATGAGGTGTTATTGTTTTTTTCACTGCTCAGAGTGGGGGTTTTTGGCAATTTGGTATACATCATCGCTACACCTCCCATAACCAACCCAATCCCTGCTTGGATTAATGGTGCACCAGCTGGGCCACTAAAATATGACACAATAGCACCAGCAACAATCAACACAACACCAGCAATTACAGAGAAAACACCACCATTTTTTGCCCCAACTGCACGCGGTACAATATGAATCACAGCATCGTCAGCTAACTTATCCCTCATCCCTACTTCTAATGTCTCGTCACTAATATCCCGCCCCGCAATACGCAGACGATAGTAATCATTATTCATATGCTGGCGCAGCCCAGGGATCTGCATAATCAGGGCTTGTAGCGCCTCTCCCGCAGTGTGTACATCTAATTTAAAGCGGCGGCCATATCGTTGCAGATCGCCATAAAAGCAGACGGTTGCCATGCTTTGTGCCTCCAAATGGAATGAGTGTATTGCCGCCAGAAACCACCGTAGGTATCCCTGCGGCTCAGTCTCTGTGGCACATGATGTAAAATAGTTTGATTGCCGCAGTAAATAGCCGCATGGTTAGCGCGCGCACTGCCAAAACAGATCAGGATGATATCGCCGGGTTGGACATCTTCATCGGCTCGTTCAAAACCACCAGCTACCATATTATCGAGATAAAGTTCCTGCTCTCCCAGCCACCACTCATCTTCTCGCGCAAACTCTGGCAGTTCGATACCGGTGAGATGGTAAGCATCCCGAAATAGGGTATAGCAATCTGTAACCCCATGGAGAAACTCTCGTCCTAGTAACGGTGGCACGTTGCGAAACCGATGAACTCGCTGCTCCCCTGCTAGCCACCACTCGCAAGCAGTTCTTCTCTGCATCACTCTGTCGGCCTCACTCAAATACTCCGGCCCTTCCGGATGGCTATGCACCACAGCACAAATTTCTCCGTGTAATTCAGCCTTTAACCACTCATCAGGGGAGATCTCAAAGCTTAATTCAGGCCGATCGGCAATATTTTGGCAGGGTTGATAGAGTCGCCCTATTCCGGTATCAATCACTAAACCACAGCACTCAAGACCCGATTGGCTGGCGGCATGGGTTAGGATTTCATCATCGATAGCCATCACCTTATTTCCCTAATTTTGAGACCGAAGGGAAACCACCAAATGGCAGTGGAGCGTTATTTCCAAAACGTAACTTGCAGGAGCCTAAGCGCTTACCACAGCAGTCTTGTTGCATTTCTGCTGTAGGTTTATCTTTATCATCAGCGACAGGTGCACCGTTGTAACCGCAGTTAGCTGAGCGATATTCCCACGTACAAACGTCAGCGATAATCACCCGAGCAGGCAGCATCACTCCATCGCTTTCACAGGGCAGCGCCAGCTCGTAGCTGGCAAAATCACTGGTTAAATTACTCATTCGCTCAATCACGTAGCGTGTGACGAGTTCCTGAGTTGGATCTGCATGAGAGTTACCTTCAGGGAAATTGACGGCATCCAGTGCTCGATGCATGACCTGTCTGCGAGTAACAATACCACCAACCAGATCGTCAAAATCCTCATTCAGCCCCGTCATTAACCCATTGATATTGGCGACGGTAAGCTTGGGGCGATTGCTGGTGCCTTGGCCATTAAATTCAAAACCCGTTGCCTGAATAGGAAAAGGAGGATACTCCTTTCCCTGCCAGACCAGAGTCTTGCGTATATCATTCACACCGGAATGAAAACGGAGTAAGTCGCCACCAATATGTGTTAAATCAACTTCATACAGCTCTAGTAAAATGTCCTGCTCAATCGCTGCGCTTGCCTTAACCAGCTCATTATTCATCTCTTTCATGGTTTTTCTCCTGCAGTTCAGGCTACAACTTCTTGAAAGGTTGCACTTAGCGTGTTCCAGTAGCCTCGAACCTCAAGGCTCCACTCTTCACACTTAAATGTACTGGTTTTGCGCGTATCCTGCGGTGTCCAGCGAAATGCTTTCACAGCACCGTGTTCAGTGAGAAATTGATCGATAACACGGATCTCCTCCTCCGTTCCTGCAAACTGCAAAGAGTAGGAACGAAGCTGATTGTGAATGCCATCGGGTGCACGCTGCTCATAGCCATCACCAAAAGAAATAACTTTCACTTTCGGTTTCACTTTTACCTGTAATGACTCTTGTGGGATCCAGTTAAATTGCTTCACGCATATGCTCCTCGATTTAGTATTCCACCTGGGCGCTGTTCATTGCTGACCACTTCATAGACTTTGCTCTTAATGATCCCTGCCAACTGGCTCATATTTTCTGGAGAAACAGAAGAACCACCACCGTCGTTTTGAACGACAACAGGCACGTTGATAGACACGTTGGAGCCGCCGCCAGAGCCTTGGTTAGTGTTTAAGAATTGTTTTAGATCGGCGTTGGTTCGGCTATCGACAACTCGCTCACCGCGGTCGAGTAACCATGTGCCTTCGCGTGGGATAAAGTCGATACCGCTGTGGGCTTGGCCGGAGAGAGTGATGCTGGTTAGTGAAGAGAGAACACCAACGCCTGCGGCGGCAACAGCGGCCATATTGGCGAACTTGGCAGCAGGACTTGTAGCAGTGTTATCAGTCATTGCCTGCATAATCGCCAGTTGTAGATTAACCATTGCTTGAGCGACAGCAAAACCTTTAGACAAAGCAAACATCTGCTTATAAGCGCTTGAGTCTTTACCGCCCGTCATTTCAGCAATACCCATTAATCCATCTACAGCACTGGCACTACTGCTTAAGCCTTTTTGATAATCTTGAAGATCTTTCTCTTGATTATCTTTTTTATTCTTTAGCTCTGTATCTTTTTCTTGTTGTACAAATGCAGTCCGCTGTTTTTCTGCTAATAATGATATTTGTGTTTTAGCATCTTCATAAATTTGAGCATTTTCTAAATCTGCTTGCCGATAACGCTCGAACATCTCCAACTTACTAGACTCTTCGAAATCAATACCATCTAGGCCTGATTTAGATGATTTAATCGTGTCTATTGCTAGATTAAAGCTTTTGTCTTGCAAAAGAGCTGAACTATTATCACCCATGCTCATTGAACTAACGCTACAGCAACATCCATCATTATTACTTTTAGTAAAGACGCTACTATTGCTATTAGCATTAATAGTCTTTAATTTTTCATTAGAAAATTTTTTTATTGCAACTTTATTTTCAGATTGGTTAACGATACCACTGGAAGGATAAGCCTCATTGCCTGTCCCATTCTTTATTGCGTACTTTGTTCTTTCAACTAAACTAATGACTGATTTTATATCTTCAATTTTAAATTCTGATTCATTTAGTTTTTTTTGATATCCGATTTTATCTATATGGCTAGCTAGTGTAACCCCTCCTCCAATACCAGTCATAATATTCTGCTGAGGTCTATTTAAGTTATCTAGTGCTGAAGTTCGACCTTTTAACAACGCGCGTAACTCACGGCCCAATTCTACTGACACTCGATCTAAAACATCTGATGAATACTTTTTTTCATTCTCTGTCATATTGCCAATATGACCTACAAGTGTCTTTATTTGTGTTCTACCAAAATCGAGATAAGAGTTAGCTTCATTAATTTCATTATATACAGCTTCTTTACCTATATTTCCAATAGTATACCCTACAACTGTCCCAGGGACGGCTCCCACGCCTCCAGCAACTGATCCGGCAATTCCACCAACAGCACCACCAATTTCAGAAAAGCTCTCTACAATTCCTTTTTGAATAGCGTTTAATTTCGTGGACTCATATCCTCCAGGATATGGAATATTGCCTTTTTTATCTAACAGTTTATATATTTCTTCGGTGTTTATTTTTCTTGCGGCATGTTTTTGTACTTCAACTATGCCGGAGGAAGCTTTTATTATTTGTTCTGTGAATTTACTCTGTGCCTTTCTTGAAGCTTCTAATTCTCTAATCAACTTGTTATTTACATCGAGAATATTTCCCATATTAACCCCGTAATATGTTCTATGTACTAATCATTACCGATGAACGTTCGCGAGCTAAAGCCAACTGCCGTAAAACTTCTACCTCGCCAGCATCAAGTTGACGCCCCGTCATTCGGCCCCAAGCCTCCAATTCTGCATAGCTAAAAGGATGCCCATTATAAAACTCCACGAACCACTGATAGAGATAGCCGAGTTCCACAGGGAACTCGGCTTGTTCTACAACAAGTAGTTTTGCTGGCTTTCTTCCCGTTGCTCGCCATACTTTTTCAAGATGCTTGCGCAGTGGGGTATTGCTCCCTTTAGGTGGCTGATCCAGCTCCCATTCAGCAACTAAGCGTTCTAGCAGTTGTTCGTGGCGTCGACGAAAAAAGCAGCATGATCCGCTGCTTTACGGTTAATGATGTCGTACATATGAGGGTTAGCATCTAGGAATTCCTTCACATTTTCCTGAGTGCATGGCTCATCATAGCTCCATTCACTGACCAAATGAGCGATGGAATTCAGAGCTATTTCTTCATAAACCGAGTCATTAAGGCTGCCGTTTTCCTCTTCAACATTTCTCATCGCCTCACGGATCTTACGAAACCCTTCCGCTTCCGCTTTACGAAAACGCTCACTGTAAGTGCTTAGAATAACGAGCACATCTCCTGTGATCACACCTTCGCCATCATTCCCACCAGGGATAGTGACGGGGATTTCAATACCTTTATTCGCCTGAGCGGAAATATTTAGCTGCTTAAAACTACCCATTGTCGATCTCCAAAAATTAACTTAAGCCAATGCACGACGAATCTGTACGCTCGCACCCACAGTTGGGTCTAGTAGACCTCTGTAGCCAAGGTTCATCATGATGTCGCCTTCGCCATCGATGGTACGTGGTGCTTCGGTGAATTTCAGACGAGGCACTTTCACTACATACTTTTTCTTCGTATCAGTTGGGTCGATAAGGTCGAATTCAATATTGGTTTCCACTTCATTCAGGAACTTCTTACGATAGTTGTTATCTTCGAAGTAAGTGTTAACCGTGCCACTTACCGTGCGGCGTTTCGCACTTGGGGCAATCGAGAATTTAGAACCGACAACGTAGCGAGCTTCAATGCCATTCTCTACAGACAGATCCACTTCCGTTACCACTGACACCGGCTTACCGCCTTCCAATAAGGAGCCAGAGAAACCATCCATTGGCGCGGTCGTTGTGCGATCTTTTAGTACGGCTCCCGCTGGCAGTGTATCCGCAATCTCCATTGAGCAGCCGATAATGCCGAACTCAACAGTAGTAATGCCTTCAGCGCTTACCTTCAGTGACATCGTGTTCACTTCACAGCCGCGATAGATAGTGTATTGGCCTTCTGGTAAATCAGCTTGGTGGTCAATAAAGGTGAATGATTGACGCTTAACGCCTGCGGTTAATACGTTATTTGCCCAGCTACTACGTAGTGCTGCAGCCATCAGATCATCGAAAGTACCGAAAGTCAGTTCTGCCGAAAGAGAACCTTCAATACTACGGGTACCTAAGCGGAAATCAGATGTTTCTGCATCGCTACGCAGTTCCGCTGATTCCAGCGTATTAATTTTAATATCTAGCGTATTTTGTGTAGCACGGAATACAGTTAGATTTGGTGTTGCCGGAGTAACACCGTGAGCTTGTTCTTGTACAAAATAAACGGAATGGCGAGCGCCCTGTGACATAGTAATCTCCAGTTAATGATTATATTTTAGATATATTATTAAAGTTAATAAGAGGCTATATCCATTAAGATATTCACCTCAAAAAAATAACCCTATAATTAAATAGGGCACATTGAATACAACACATTAAAAACCCCCAGTGTTGTTGTAGCGTAAATACGCCAAATAATAAACATGCTTGTTTTCATTATTATAAATTGAATTTCTCATTATAGATTAAAGTAATAAATAGAAATTCAGCTCTGCATTAATTAATAAAACACTCTCTCAGATAAAAATGAGATCCATTTAAATAAAGACAGGATGTTATTTTACTTTATTTTCGAGTTTATCCTGTAACTCTAATGCCATTTCAAGATTGTAATTACATTTCTCAACAGTAAGGCGGATGCGTTCAACATAATCGGGGTAATCACCATATGTTTTAACATCGAACTCAGGGAGCAGACAGGGTGCTAGTAGTACTTTTGGCAACATTAAAGCGTTGGTTGGTTTTTGTGATACTGTCGCGCTGCATCCGTATAACATCAGCAGGGACAAGAACAGCGACACATTGATTATTTGTCTGTGCATTTTTAAGCTGACTGCGTAATGTAATACTTTGCTGCTCAGCATTCTCTTTTTGGTTTGCAACATGTGATAGTGCCTCATTAATGATTTTATATTGAGCACTCAACTCATTGTTTTCTTCTCTAAGCTCAGCAATATCTCTCACTAATACATCTTTGAAAGACTTCAATCGTTCAATTCGCTGATATTGTGAATAGCAAACTAGGGCTAAACCAATAAGCACCGCTGCCGTTATTAATTTCCAGTTCATTATTGGTTTTCTCCTCCGTCTAACAATGGTATTCAGCCCACGTTTCTTCTTAGTAATACCTCTACGTCCTAATAAAAGACAAAAACAAAAAAACCTGCGCAAATGGCAGGTTCTTTGTTTTCAAAGTATTGGATACAACTTTGTGACTTTATAGGTGTTACTATACCTGATAATCAGATTAAATCAACACCTTTAAGGTGTTTTTTTTGTATTTTTGTAGCTATGAAAATGCCGCACAAGGCGGCATCTTAATCTTATCGTCGGTATTACTGCAGACAAGGTTAATTATTTTGATTTGTATAAGAAAAAATTTGTCCTGCGATAAATGCCTCAGCAATACGCAGCAGATTAGCCACATAGCTTTGTGCTTTTCCAATCTCTTTTGCTAATTTATTTTGGCTAATACGATGAACATAATGAGCGACAATAAGCTTATAAGCTAATGAATCAAAATGCCTTAACCCAGCCACAGCAGCATCAACAATCATCCCCTCTTTGTCATCAAGGCGCATCATCGTCGATGGTGATGATCCGATATCTTGAAATGTAACATTCACCCTTGAATACTCAGTTCCAATATTACAACGGGCCCAATTACCCCACATCTCCAGACTTAATTTGATATTGTTCATAGCCCCCCACAAACGCACAACATTCAGTTGTTATATACTATATAAAAAACAGGGTTCAATCAACAATTATATGTTGTTATACTGCTAACTAAAGTTGTAGTGAAGATATCTTTTTCTTTCCAGAAAATGAGGGATTAACGTATGCAAACGTTAGGCGAACGCATTGCAAAAAGGCGAGAACAACAAAGCCTTAGCCAGAAGGCCCTGGCCGAGAAAGTCGGTATTAGTCAGCAATCTGTCAATAAAATTGAATCAGGGCAAACTCGTAATCCAAGAAACTTGGATAAATTAGCAGCCGCGCTTTCCGTTACTCAACAGTGGCTACTGTTTGGGGATATGCGTATGCAGCCAAGTGCACCAGATGTAACTGAAATAAAAGATAGTAGTCTGCAAGTCGCTGAATGGGAATCAATGGAGCACGATAAACACGAATTTATCGAGATATCTGTCTTAGATGTAGAAGCCTCCTGTGGCAGCGGTGCAATGGCTGAGGAAGAGCGTGAAGTTTATGCCCTACCTTTTCGCCGCTATACCTTACGGAAAATGGGTGTGAATGCCCGTAATGCACGTATTGTCCGCGTGATCGGCAATAGCATGGCTCCAATGTTACGTAGCGGCGATGTCGTCGGTATTGATACCGCAAACAACTCACCAATTATCGATGGCGATCTTTACGCTATACGCGACGGTAATTTGGTGAGAGTAAAACAGCTAGTCGCTCGCCCTGACGGCGGTGTAATCATTAAAAGCTTCAACAACACTGACTATCCAGATGAGCAATTGAGCCGCGCTGAATATGAGCAACGGCTGCATATTATTGGTCGCGTTTTTTGGTCTTCCACACTGTGGTAA